CACACCACCATGGCCCTGCCAAAGAAACTCAAGAACTTCGCCCTGTTCGGCGACGGCGAAAGCTGGGTCGGAGAGATCCCCAGCGTCACGCTACCCAAGATCACGAAGAAGACCGAGGACTACCGCGCCGGCGGCATGCATGGCCCGGTCGAGATCGACCTCGGCCACGAAAAGCTCGAGCTGGGCATCAAGGCCGGCGGCCTGAAGACCCAGCTCATCGCCATGCTGGGCTCGCAAACCGTCGGCGCCAACATCTTCCGGTTCGCCGGCGCCTATCAGGACGAAGCCACCGGCCAGGTGACCGCCGCCGAAATCGTCATCCGCGGGCGCCTGCGCGAGTGGAACCCCAACGAGGCCAAGGCCGGGGAAGACAACGACCACGAATTCACCATCGCCGCGAGCTACTACAAGCTGACCGTCAACGCCCAGGAACTGCTGGAGATCGACGTGCCCGGCATGGTGTTCCGCGTCGGCGGCACCGACCAGTACGACGCCATCCGCGCCGCCATCGGCATGGCCTTCGGCGTCAACTGACGCCGGCTCACACCCTCGACCCCTGCCCTTTCACTTCGAACCGAGCCACGACCATGACCACCACCGCCCAACAGCCCGACACCAACGCCGCCGCGCCCAGCACCATCACGCTCGACGTGCCCATCCAGCGCGGAAACACCACCATCGTCGAGATCACCCTGCGCAAGCCCAACGCAGGCGAGTTGCGTGGCCTGTCGCTGCAGCGCCTGCACCAAGCCGACGCCGACGAACTGCTCAAGCTGCTGCCCCGCATCACCAGCCCGAGCCTGACACCGCACGAGTGCGCGCAGCTCGACCCGGCCGACCTGTCCGAAGCAGGGGGCGTCGTCATCAGTTTTTTGCTGAAGAAGGCGGTGCGGGACGCGGTCTTGCAGAGCGTGTAGAGGACGCAATGGCGGATGTGGCGTTCGTCTTCCACTGGCGTCCGCAAGACATGAATGCCCTGTCGCTGGCCGAACTGATGGACTGGCGCGAGGCCGCCCGCAAGCGCTACGCGCCCAGCCAGCACGACGACTGACAGAAACATCACCCAACCGACATGGCAACCGCGCTCACCCTCAAGTTCATCCTGGCCGGTGCCACCAAGGCAGTCAACGAACTCAAGCCGCTCGACGCGCAGAGCAAGGCCACGGCCGCCAGCCTGAAGCAGTCGCGCGACGCCCTCAAGCTGCTCAACGGCCAGCTCGCCCAGGTCGACGGCATCCGCAAGTACCAGGCAGAGCTGGCAAAGCAGGGCACCAGCCTGAAGGTGCTGCGCGCCAACCTCGACAGCGTCACACGCACCTACGGCGCCAACAGCGACCAGGCCCGCACGCTGCAGGCCCAGGTCGACCGCGCGACCGCCGCCTACGACAAGCAACGCCACGCGCTCGTGCAGCTGCGCACCGCCGCCACCGCAAGCGGCATCGGCAAGCTGTCGGCCGACCAGCAGCGCCTGAAGTCGGAGATTGCCTCCACCAATGGCGCCATCGCTCAGCAGAAAGCGCGGCTTGAGGCCTTAGCCAATGCCGGCGGCAGAAAGGCGCAGCTGCGCCAAGGCTTCGACCGATCGCGCGCTACAGCCGGTCATCTGGCAATGGCCGGCGCCGGCGGCGTGGGCGCCGCCTACGGTGTGAAACGGGCGCTCACAGAACCGCTGCACCAGGTGCGCGAGTACGACACCACCACGCAGCGCATCGCCGCCTTGGGCCTGAAACCCGAAGACACCAAGCACGCCGTCGACTATGCCAAGCGCATGAAGACCTTCGGCACCAGCACAAACGACAACCTCGGGCTGATGCTGGACGCGACCACAGCCTTTGCCGACGTGCACCACGCCGAGATGGTCATGCCCACGTTGGCAAAGATGAAGTTCGCCAACAAGGCCATGTTCGGCGCAGAGAAAGGCGAGGACAACGAACGCAAATTCATGGACATGCTGCGTGTCATCGAAATGCGCAACGGTCTCGCCAGTGAACAGACCTTCATGGATCAGGCCGACAAGGTGCAGCGCGTCATCACCGCGACGGGCGGGCGCATCGGCCCCGAGGAGTGGCTGAACTTCATCAAGACCGGCGGCATTGCCGCCAAGGGCTTGAGCGATTCGGCCATGTACTACCAGCTCGAAGCGCTCGTGAGCGAAATGGGCGGTAACCGCGTGGGTACGGCCACGATGTCGGCGTACCAGAACCTTTACCAAGGCCGCACCACGAAGCGCGCTGCGCAGAACATCGAGGCGCTGGGCCTGATCGGCGACCCGTCCAAGGTCAAGCACGACAAGGCCGGCCAGATGTCCTACCTCAACCCCGGCGCACTGAAGGGCGGCGACATCTTCCGCACCAACCAATTCGAATGGATGGAGAAGGTACTGCTGCCCGCCATGGCCGCCAAGGGCATCACCGACGATCAGGAAATCATCGACAAGATCGGAAGCATCTTCAGCAACCGCACAGCATCCAACCTGTTCGCGACGATGTACCAGCAGCGCGACCAGATCCACAAGAATGCGCGCCTCAACGCCGGCGCCGATGGCATCCAGCAGCTGGACATCAAGGCCCACGCCATCATCAGCGGCAAGGAAGTGGACACGATGGCCCGCTTTCACGATGCCATGCTCGAAGCTGGCAAGGCCATCCTGCCGGCCTACACGAGCCTGCTCAACACGGCCGCGAACGCACTGCAGGGCATCACGAGGTTCGCCCAAGAAAATCCGGTGCTCGCCTCCTACATCGGCAAGGCGGTGCTGTGGATCGGCCTGCTGGCCGCTGGCTTCGGTGCTCTCACCCTGGGCGCGGCTGCGCTGCTCGGGCCTTTCGCAGTCATGCGCTACGGCCTCGGCCTCTTTGGCGTCAAGGCGGCGGTGCTCTCTCCGGTGCTCACGCTGCTCGGGCGCGCGTTCGGCATCGTCGGCACGGCCATCCTGTGGGTCGGCCGCGCACTGCTGATGAACCCGATTGGCCTGATCGTGACGGGCATCGCCACGGCGGCATTCCTGATCTACAGGTACTGGGGGCCGATCAGCGGATTCTTCTCAGGGCTGTGGGAGCGCGCGAAGACAGCGTTCGCCACTTTCTGGCAGTACCTCGGCGGATCTATGCCCGCGGCGCTAGCCACCATCGGCGCAGCGATCCTCAACTGGTCGCCCATGGGCCTCTTCTACCAGGCCTTCGCGTCGGTGATGCAGTGGTTTGGCGTCGACATGCCTGCGAAATTCACAACCTTCGGCAGCCAGATGATGCAGGGCTTGGTGAACGGCATCACCGGCGCACTGGGTGCCGTGCACGATGCGATTAACGGCGCCGCAGATTCAACGCTGGGCTGGTTCAAGGAAAAGCTGGGCATCCACAGCCCCTCGCGCGTGTTCATGGAGGCCGGCGGCAACATCGTCGAAGGTGCTGCCATCGGCATCGACCGCAGCCTGCCAATGCTGCGCGCCGCGGCGCTGGGCCTGGCGGGCGCAACCACCGTTGGCATGCCAGCCATGGCAGGCGCCTTCCCGCTCGCGCCCGGCAGCTTCGACACTCGGCCGCCCCTTGCGGCTGCGTCTGCCGGCCGCACCGGCGGCGGCGTCGTCGTGCAAGGCGACACCATCACCATCCACATCACCGCAGCACCTGGCGCGGATGCCCCAGCGCTGGCGCGTGCCATCCGCGCAGAGCTGGACAAGCGCGAAGCCGACAAGCGCGCCCGTGCGCGCGGCGCCTTCATCGACTACGACAACTGATTGCCGCCATGCTTTGCCTCGGCCTCTTCGTCTTTTCGCTCGACACCTTGAGCTATCAGGAGCTGCAGCGCCGCAGCAGCTGGAAGCATGCCTCGCAGGCGCTCGTGGGCGCACGCAACGCCACGCAGTACCTCGGGCCGGGCGACGACATCATCACGCTCAATGGCACTGTGGTGCCCGAGTTCGCGGGCATCCCCGCCAGCCTGACGGTGCTGCGCCTCATGGCCGATCAAGGGGCCGCGTGGGTGCTCGTCGAAGGCACCGGCACGATCTATGGCGCATTCGTCATCACAGAGCTGCAGGAAACAAAGACGCTGTTCTACGTCGACGGCGAGCCACGGCGCATCGAGTTCACCCTCACCTTGCAGCGCGTCGACCAGGACGCGCAGGAAACGGCCGAGCAGCTCATGTCCGACAGCATGGGCGACCTGGGCGCTTTGCTGCAGGACGCGGCGGACAACATGGGCCAGTCGCTGGGCGTTGGCGCCAGCGTGAATTGAACTGACCATGTCCGACGTAGAAGCCATCGCCGACACGCTGCCGACGGTCACCGTCAGCGCCAGCGACCGCGGCACCAGACGCGCCGCCGCGCACCTCACGCCGATTTGGCGCATCACCGTCAACGGCGCGAACGTGTCGGAGCGCATCCGTCCGCGCTTCGTGCGCCTCACCATCACCGACGACAGGCAGAACGACTCCGATGAAATCGAGCTGGTCGTGAGCGACCATGACGGGGCCGTCGCGCTGCCCGACAGCGGCGACACGGTCGAGGTGTCCATCGGCTGGCTCGCCGAGCCGAACGCGGCGCCCTATCGCCAGCTCACGACCGAAGAGATGGGCTTCCCCGTTGGGCTGGTGGAGAAAGGCAAGTACACGGTGCAGGCAGTGGAACACTCCGGCACGCCTGACGAGATCACCATCCGCGCCCGTGCGGCCAACCTGCTCGACAGCCTGCGGTCATTGCGCGACCAGTCCTGGCACGACACCACGGTCGGCGCCATCGTCCAAAGCGTTGCCAAGCGCAACAGCATCGAAGCCACCGTCGCCAAAGAAGTCGCGACACGCAAGGTCAAGCACGCCGACCAGCTCGGCGAGTCGGATGCGTCGTTTTTGCGCCGGCTCGCGCAGACCTACGACTGCCTTTGCACTGTCAAGAACGGCAAACTGTTGTTCAGCCAGGCGCGCGCCGCGCGCACGGCCAGCGGCAAGGTACTGGCGCCGGTCGTGGTCACGCGGCAAGACGGTGACCGGCACCGCTGGAGCCGCGCCGACCGCGACGCTTACAGCGGCGTGAAGGCATGGTGGAACAACATCAAGACCGGCCACCGCAGTAGCGTGATGGCCGGCATCAGTGGCCGAGCGAAAGAACTGCGCACCACCTTCGCCAGCAAGGAAGATGCGCTAGCCGCGGCGCGGGCCGAGTGGCTGCGCATTCAGCGTGGCATCTTCGACTTCGAGATCACCCTCGCCTACGGCCGCGCCGATATCACCCCCCAGCGCCCGGCGCGCGTGGTGGGCTTCAAACGGCAGATCGATGAGACGCCATGGATCGTCACCAGCGTGCGCCACACGCTCGACGGCAGCGGCTATGTGAGCCAGCTCACGCTGGAGACTGAGCAGGCCCAGGGCGTGGAGGGCCAAGAAGGCGCGAGCGTAGACAACTGACGACTCGCCTAAATGCCACGCGAACGGCAGAGTGCAACCAACAGCCTCAGTTGACCGAGGGCAGACTTATGCTTGCGGTTCCTGGGCGTCCATTCAAACTTAAAACGGGGATGTGGATGGGTAATTCGCAATCCCAGGGGCCGACACCCTGCACGTCGAGATGTAGTCGGAACGGGATCCAATCTGTTTCCTGCTCTGATTGAAGTCGCTCGATGCTTCGGACGCGGGAGACGCAGCGCAGCGCGGTGTAGGGCTGTTCGGCGGCGCCGACGTCGACCGGTATACAAGCCATGCGGATCACCTCAAGCTTCAGCAGGTGGGGCAGCCAGGGAGAATTGATGAAGAGCTCGAAGTATTCTCTGATCCTGGTGCCGAAGGTGGGACTGAAGAGCAGTTCGCCGCGCTGCGTGGACAGACTTGTGGAGATCTTCTGCGGCAGCGCATCGAGCCCTGAAACCGTGGCGAGGTCGCCATTTTTCATGAAGATGTCGTGATTGGAATCGAGCGCAAGGTCCAAGGGAAGATTGTGTGCATCTATGCGCGGCACACTAGACCGCACCTTAATTGAAAGCCGATAGCTGGCGTCTAGCTTTTGCCAGGCGGGAGACGCGGCAAGTTGTCGCCCGTCCCCCAAGGCATTGACCAGCACGAAGCGATCCACCAGCGCCGTCTGGTCGAAGTCCTCGCAATAGTCGATCAACGTCGTGAGTTCCCCGATGAGGAAATGATCGATGCGCACCTCCCACGTCGCATCCTTCGAGCCAATGAGTTCGCCTGTGAACACCAGATTTGGCCCCAACGCGATGAAGTCCGAGCAGTGCAAGGGGCGGGCCCTACCCTCCAGCTCGGCGAGCACGAGGGCCTCGTGATCGGTCTTCATTTTCTTAAGCACGTCCGCCGTGAATCGGACCTGGTCCGCATCTATCAACTTGCTGTGGGTCTGGCACAGCCAGAGGCCGTTCGTGATGGCGGCGCGTTCTTCTGGCAGCATCTCCGGCGCGGAGCGAGGACCGCCCGGAGCCGCAGCATAGATGTGCGCGGCCACGCCGATGTTGACGTGCTTATCAGGCGATTCGTCGCTCGGGCCCGAAGTCGGCTTGCCGCACTCCGGAAAGGAACACCTGTGGTTAGCGCGATAGGCAAGCGCTCGTTTCGTCGGTTCACTGAAATCGTCGCGGTTGCGCTTTGTCATCGATCGACTCCGGTATCAGCGGATGGAGCGGGAGTTGAATGCGGTTCGCTAGCGGGAGGAGTGGCCGCCGCGTCACGGTCGGGTCCAGTCGAAGCAGGGTCAAGTTCGAAGTAGGTGTAGCTCGGCTCGCGCCTAAGTCCCTCGGCTGGAGATGTGCGCACCAATCGCCGGTTCTCCAGATCTAGGGTCAATCCGTCCACCATGCAAGCTTCAGCGATCCGCGGGTTGTACCCGTGCAGCCAAAGGAAGTTCTTCCTCGTCCAAGCCAGCACCGCCCGTTGAAGCGCCCTACTGTCCTTGTCGTAGTCGGACTTCCTGGCAGTG